TCAATCCTACGGTTAGCTGACGTCCTGCCCACTGAGTATTCTTACCCCAGTTAATCATTTGTACTCCGCCGTCTTGAATAACCTTATTCATGATCTGGAGTTCTTGCTTAGCTAAAGCTGCTTTATTTTTTACTGCATCAAGACCCTGTGGTATATGCACACTGTATTGCATAAGACCTTGAGCATTTTTGCCCATAGGTTGAATGATTGCATTTTGTAGTGCTACTTGCTGTTTAGCAAGGTCTCTAATTAATCCGCCTTGTGTTTTTGTATGCTGCTGAAATGTTTGAAAATACTGTCTCAGCTTCATTTGGCCCCTGTCTAGGTTGGTGCCAAACTTTTCAACATCTGATGTTAGTGTAACAAAGTGTGTTGAGAACTGACCAGTTCTTCTTAGGTTTTCACCGAAGGACCTGTTCATTGTAGCCACTTGACTTGCGAGTCTTGTGTCTGATTGAATTATTTGTGCCTGAAGTTTTGATAAAGAGGCTGTAACCTTATTGACATCTGCAATAAGACCTGAAAAATCTGCATTAGCAACTATATTAGTTACAATATTTTCATCAGCCATTTATCCTATATTACTCCTCTGCGTAGCCTAGACCTGCGCCAATTCCAAACCCTGCTTGTGCTGCAAAGCTTCCTTGTAAGGAAACTATATCATCACCTGAAGCTTTTATACCAAGAGCTTGTCTTTGTATATCTTCAAAAGTTTTTCCTTGAACTACTTCGTCTTCCTCATCTGCATCTAAATCTATTCCTTTAAGACTTGCCGTAAACTTTCTGTCTTCCGACTTTTGTTTCTTAAAAGATTTCAATGTTTGAATGAGCTCTGGCATTGAAAGACTTTCTTCTAGTTCTTCGTAATTCTTCCAGTGACCTAAAAGAAATACTTCACCCTCTAAAGCGGCTAAATCTAGTTCTGACCAGCCAGAACCGCTGCCGCTAGAAGGTTTGGGTCGTCCATCTTAATCCCACCACATACCTCAAGGATACGATTGATTGTAGGAACATCTAGTGCATCTTCCAGTGCATCTCTATCTGCTACCAATTCTGGTAACTGCTTTTCAAGTGCTACTGCAACTGCGTCAATTAATACGTTGAGAGTTTCTGCCTCTGTAGTTGAATCGCTTGCTGCTTGTAGTACGTTCATAAACTTTCTTAGCTCTTTAATGCTCAGCGGCTTCAACTTAATTGTTGAGCCATTCTGAAGAGTTAATTCTTCTACGCTATATACTGTTGTTGCCAATTTAATCCTCCTAGGATCTAGTCTTAATTATTATAACATATAGATATTATCTATACAAATGGAAAACCCCCAGTTTCCTGGGGGCTTTCATTAATAAATTAAATTTATTATGCTGATAGTACACGGTCAATAATCTTGCCGTATTCTGAGCCAGAGTAGTTAGCATCTGGTAGAAGACGGAAAGTTACTGGGAATGTAGTTGGAGTTGTACGAGCAAGTGAGAATTGTGACTGTTGTACAGACAATACTCTACGTGCATAATATACACGCTCTGATGCTGTTGAAGTTGCTGTAGGTGCTTGACCAACTGCAATTAGTTGACGCTCTGTTGGAGCTGCTCCTAGGGAACCTGCTTCAAGACCAAGAACATCCTTCTTTGTAGCTCCAGTACCTGATGTTGTCAAAGATGATGCATTCTGTCCGAATACAGCAACGATGTTTTCTAGGGTACCTTCTGACATTTCTGTTGCGATCATAACTTCCATTGCAGACTTGAACAGCTTAGCTGTATCAAGCAACTGGTCAACGGTTACTGAATCGTATGTTGGGTTATAGGTGATCTGGAGACCATTGTTAGTAAAACCAACGTTACGGTATCCAAACTTTCCTGCTGTCTGATCAACATTGTTAAGTGTTGTTGTATATGATTCGCCTGATGCGAATGCTGGAACACCAACTGTTGTTGCGCCGCTTGCAACAGCGACACCTGCTTCTGCGTTTGCGATGTAGTCTGAGTCGTTTACGTCAATAGTTGACAAGAACAACGGAGATGCACCAACGAGAATATTTTTAGCATTACCTACGGATTGTGCCATAGTTATTTTCCTCCTATTTATAAAAATATATATATATTATTGTAAAACGTTAAATCTTGGCTGGCTAGGCCCTTTCCTCTATGTACAATAATAGAGTATAATGCGCCCAAAGGCAAATTATAGGAATCGACCTGCTGAGTCTAGGATCCTTGCATATTTAACCTCAAGGATTATATCTGTGGATAGAAATCCAGCCAGCTCTTCCGATGGGGCTGTTGGGGATATATCGGCAACGAATATGCTGAAGAATTTAAACTTTTTAGATATACCAGAATATGCGTTGGTGTCTCTGGCTGAGTCATCCATTCTTCTAAATAGGTCAGTCATCAAGTTTCTGATCTCATTGATTTCTGAAACATCTGTTGAGTAAATGGTAAATAAAATCTGCTCACAGCATATGGCCCAATTGTCCTCATATGAGATGCCTATCTTGTCATAGACTATGTGCTTCTTCCCGCTCAAAAATTGATTCATTTCTGGGGACTGCTGAATTGGAATAATTGGAACAATCTCTTGTCCAATATTATCTGAATAATAATCAGTAGGCTCAAATATATTATTGTCCTTTAATTCAGACCAAAGGTACTTTCTTAAATCAAGCATTACATCTGCTTTATAATCTGTCATACTGCACCCCCAAATGCTGCAGCAAGTGCTGACTCTGCCTGCATGTTTAACGTATTAGCATTAAATGAATATTTAACCTTTTTAACATCTGATGGCAGCCTCATTGATTTAGTTAATGAAGAATTAAATATTTGTTGAAAGCCAGACTTTTTAATCGATAGGCTTACTAAATTACCAGTGAAGAATTGTGCATATGCAATTTTGAATCTTCCTGTAGCCTTGCCTCCGCCTGGCCTTGTAACGGTCACAGAGGCCCCTTTGGGCATATACACTACTCCAGTACTAGTTTCAAATACTAATCGCTCTGCGAACCTAGGACGGATTACTAGAGGCATTCCAGCTTCCATCACAGAAGCTTTATTGATAAATACATGCTTTCTGCTTCCAAACTTATTTGGCACAGCAGATTTAGAAGGCAAGAAATTAGAAGCAATCTTAAATGATAGTCCATCTGTAGATAATATATTTAAGGTAAACAATCTTGCATTCTTGTTTCCAGTCTTTTTCCACTCATACATATGATGTAAAGATTTAGGATTCATTCTAGCCTGTGAGTCTAGGTAGAGGCCGAAGTCTTCTTGTATTTGCTTAAAAACTATAGATTGAAATTTCTTTTGAAATTGCTTATTTGTTGTTAGCTTAGATACAACCTGAGCCTGATAATATATTGCCGCTGAGATTTGAGCAACTGTGCTATCTTTTAAAATGGTACCCGAAGTTCCAGCCATGCCTTTTTGCAATCCGCTAGCCGCTGTCACAAGTAGTGTACTATTGTCCAATTACTTGATTCTCCGATCTTTTCATTGTTGAGTTATATGCGACTACTTTTCCAAATGGGTCTGTGATTGGAGTATTCCCCATAACTTCAAATACGGTTGGTGTATCTGTGGGGAAATTAATTTCTACCCATATAACATTACCATCGCTATCTCTTATATTAGTTATCTTTTCTCTGGCGGTTATTCTTTCTGCAGTTCTTACTTGAATAGTTTGATCGTTTGTATATCGATTATCAAATATCTGCTTATCTCCCGACCTTGTGGTTGATGAGTTGCTAACTACGCCTTTAGCATGGCAAGCTACGCTTTTGTAATAATGCCATTCTTTTACAATAGCTCCAGTGTCTTCGTCTTGTGTATCAAACTGCCTGTAAACGTCCATCGTCATAGACAGGACGGCGTCTATGAGGTTATTCATTTAAATCACTACCGATTTTGATAAGACATAATCTGCAAGCAATTGGTCTGCGTAATTATTACCAGTTCCAGCAAATGATTGATCTGAGTACTTGAAGTTCCAGTCGAACGTCTGTATGCTCTGGATATATTTGTTTCTCCATACTGTATCTTTAGAGAAATAATCCTTCATTAATTCTATTGCTGCAAGTTCAACGTTATCTGGAACCTTGTCCCAGCCAAATTTGCCGTAGACTCTGTATGGCACTCCAGACTGGAAAACTCCATTGCTATGATCATTAATGCTTGGAGGAATCATTCCGTTTGCTACGTATACTGTATTATCTATCATGCTAGCACGATTAATTCTTATTCCGTATCCGCTTTCGCTAAGCATTACATCATAGTTCCAATTATTTATTTCTTCAATATTGTCTACTAACAATATATCGTTGGCATACAAGTAATGAAGTTCAGCAATTCTTGAAGGCAATGGAAGTATGTCTGAATCGTCTCCGTAAACAACAAATACTTCATCTTTTAAATAAAAGTTTTGGCTTGTGTGCTGCTCTATAATTTTACGAGCATACTTTTCTGCCATCAACAAATCTCTGTAGGACTTATATCCTGGGTCAGAAGAGTCTGTGCTAAATCCAATATCTAGGGCATGATTAAAATCCACATACGGAGTTATTACAAAAACTTCGTCTGAGTGCTTTACCGCAGTTCCATTTACCGCATAGTTCCATTGTAGTCTTAAAGTTTTATTTCTATCTGTAAACTGATATGGAATATTTACTGAATATGTTCCTGGGTTATTTTCATCCAAGGATGATGTAAGGTTTGCCAGCAGTTGTGTTGGGCTAACTGCTGGACTTACAGCTGGATCTAGAGTGACGTCATATAATGCCACGGTTGGAAGAGAGTCTGCATTTGCAACATCACCATTCCAAAAAACTTTATGTGTTACTGGTGATTGACTGTTTATTAAAACCTCGGCCATTTATATAGGTTTGTTTAGCCGTAGTACTCCTGAACTTCCTTTGGAGTTGCTAAACGAAAACCTTCCTCCTTGTCAAAAATTTCTTGAGCGTCATCTTCTGTCATTGCAACAAAAGGATGCTCTTTTGTAAATGTAAATCCTAGAATATCATATCTATAATTTTCTCTAGTCATTCTAACTAGTACTGTATCTTCTGCTTGGGCTTTAGGATCAAATCTTGGAAGAATCTCTTCTGAATCTTCGCTAAATTCATCTGCCGCCTCTTCAATGTCCTTAATAGTCTTTTGGTAAACTGACCATGTTACTCCCTCTTCGGCAAGAGCGGCAATAATATCGGCCTTGTTCTTTATTCCATCAGTATCAACTGCAAAGTCCTCTGCAATTTTTCTGAGTTCTGCTACTTTCAATGTCTCGAATGACA